AACCATGATTTTGCGCGTTCCCACTCGAACGCCGGGTTGGGCAGCAAATTAACCACAGCGCAGTAGAAAGGAATGTGATGAATTTATTTGAACTGGCAAAAAATAGCGGCATTAAATATTACCTATGTCCGGAAAAAACACGGGAAATGCACTGCACAGATGAGCAGCTTATTGACTTCGCGCAAGCGGTGCGAAGTGCCGCACTGGAAGATGCCGCAAATAAATTTGACGGAACCACGCCGTACAACTGGACTGCTGCCGATGGATACGCGAATGCTTTTGATATTTCCTCTGAATTGCGATACATGGCAACAGAGGTGCCCAACGTAATATAGACACCCTAAAATTTCCACCCGAAGGGGTATGTAGCCGTGGACAGATTGCGAGACGGGTAAAGGAGAAAACGGAATGACCCGTAAAGAACATTCTCCGTCGCGGACGTGCGGAGCTAGATTTAGGAATCCTCACCCTTTAGGGCGGGTGGCGTCAAGGAACGGCCAGCTCTCAACAACGGGGATGGTTTGTGAGCGCAGGATATTAGCAACCGGGTCTTCATCAATAAAAAATTCAATAGCTTTTTGGGTGAGGTAATGAACCCCGTTCCTTGTCTCGATTAAGCCGAGGCGGTAATAGGTGTGGTGAATCGGCTTGCTTGGTTGCTCCCCGTTATGTATTTTGCGGAGTAACTTCTGGCGCATCTTCGTTTCCTTGAGTGGCATACAAACCCTTTATTCCTGTTGACTGAATAGTGAAATCAAGGCACATTATCCACTCCGCCGGACAGCCAGCCAACTGTCCAAAACAGCCAACAGCCACACAACAGTTGCAACAGTCGAGCAACTGTTTTTGAGGTGAAAATGCCCGAGCAGTCATTCGATTACCAATGCCTTCCGCAGCTCGATGTGACGCTGTGCAGCTTCTCGATGGGGAAAGACTCAATAGCGACCTATCTTGAGGTGCGCGACCACTTCAAGCGCGTTGTGCCGTTCTACCTGCATTCCGTGCCAGACCTTGAGTTCGTTGAGGACAACCTGCACTACTACGAGAAAAAGCTCGGCCAGCACATCATCCGCCTGCCGCAGCCCAAGTTCTACGAGATGCTCAACTCCCTCATGTACCAGCCGCCTATTCAGGAACGGCACGACATAATAAAGGGTTGGAAGCTCCCAAAGTTCGATCACGTCGATGTCCACTACGAGGTGTGTGAGTGCGCTGGAGTTGACCCGAAGACGACCTACACCGGAATCGGCGTGAAGTTCGCAGGCTCAATCCAGCGCCGCACCGCGCTCGCCCGCAACGGGCTGGTGACTCACTCGCGGCAGAAGTATTACCCCATCGCCTACTACAACAAGCAGGATGTAATCGACAAAGTCGTTTCGGCTGGATGGAAGCTCCCGAGTGACTACCTGATGTTCAAGGACTCGATGGACGGCTTTCAAATTAGGTACTTATTGCCAATCAAACAGCAACACCCAAGGGACTTTCAGCGCATACTGGAATGGCTCCCACTTGCCGAGCTGGAAATTTATCGCTACGAACGGAGCCTTCGATAATGGCACTCAAACCACTTGGCGGGCTGAAGCCGCTCAAACCTCTGTTCGGTCTGCGCCCACTATACCCAAAGCCGGAAGTGCCGAGCACGCTCGGGGATACCGAAGGCGCAAACCCCGAGGAGATAGCGCTCACCGACCACCAAAAGATGATGAAGCAGCTCCGTGAGCAGCAGCAGGCTGCGATTGAGGCCGCGAACGACACGGACTACTACTTCTCGGTGTACTTCCAGAATTCCCAACAGAAGCAGGAATTCATGGCCGCGCTCAAGCTGACCGGCGGAGGCATGTTTGTGGATGGCCTTCAGCTCGCCGAGCGTTGCAATGTGCCAGTCACGCCGCGCGAGGTGAAGTACAAGACAGGCAACCTCGACAAGAAGTGCGCCGCAGTGTCGCGCAAGTTTGGGGAAGAGTAGCTATTGCGCAAGCCGTTGTTTGGGCTATAATCGCCGCGTAGTACGTGATTGCCGCACACGACAAGGCGACAGCTTGAAACAGAAAGGTAGGTGCATCATGGCTCGTTCAAAAACCAAACGCTCTGCGACCACCCAAGGCGCGATGAATCGCGGCACCCGGTTGGTCGCCGCCGGAGGGAAAGCTGGAAAAACATACCTGCGGGTAGCTACCGCCGCCGCAAAGAGCGGCAAGTCCGGCATGGCAGCTCACAAGGCGGGCCTTCGCGCCGCTGGTTTGAGTTAAGCAGGAAAGAGGCGCGACAGCCCTCCTGCCGCGCCTCCTGCTCAAACATCCGCAGGAACCCATCATGCAACCCCCAGAGACACCCCAGAAGCCCCTAAAGCCCCAGAAGGCCGCGAAGCCCAAGCCAGCCGCGAAGGCGAAGCGCAAAGTTCCAAAGTACGACGAAGCCCTCCCCGAGAAAGTCATCGAGCTTGGGAAGAAGGGCTACTGCTTCGAGCAGATCACCTTCGAGTTGAACTACCGCCAAGACGCCTTCCGGCAGTATGCCAAGGAGCACCCAGAGTTCAAAGCGGCCCTCTCTGAAGCTGACAAGACCGCACGCCAGATGCTCGCCGAGCGAAGGGCCAAGCCAAACCCGGTCGGTCGCCCCACGCTGTATAAGCCAGAGTTCTGCGAGCAGGTCATTCTCATGGGCCAAGGCGTCAAGGATGAAGACCCAGATTCCTTCTCTTTCGGCCAGTACCTGAATGGGGGCGCATCGACAGCGCAGATGGCTCGGGAGATTGGCGTGGCAAAGGATTCGCTGTATGAATGGGCGAAAGTCCACCCAGAATTTTCCGCCGCCTTCACGCGCGCGGGCCACATGGCCGAGGCGTGGTGGGAGGATAAGGCGCGAAATGGCATTGATGCTCAAGGGTTTAATGGCGGACTATGGAAGGTTGTCATGTCAGCCCGCTTCCCCGATACATACCGTGACACCACGCGCACCGAGCTGACCGGCAAGGACGGGAAAGACCTTCCATCACCATCTAATCAAGTGGCGGTTGTCACAGAGGCCGCCGTTCGGGCCGTGATGGAGAAGTTCGACAAGGACTTCTGATTTAAAAACAGCCGGGCGCAACAGTTGCCCGGCTTTTTTGGCTGTGATAGTGTGCAAAAAACGCATAGAAAGACGCAGATTGCTGCAAGGAATACCAATGGAGGTGCAAGGTGAACGTAAGGCTATGCCAAATCATCAACGACCACGGAAGCAATGTCGCGCAGTTATCGCGGGACATCGGAGTTGCAAGGCGGTCAATCCACCGCTGGATAAACGGAACCCAAGAGCCGATGACGAGGTATTTGCGCCGGATCAACCATATCTGGCCGGATGTGGATTTGCACTGGCTAATCACCGGAAAACATCTTTTGGAGTAACGACCAATGCGCACCATTTGCATAATTCTGATGCTGTACTCCGCTCATGTTGGTGCTGCCGACAAGAGTTTGATGCACGACATCTTGATGTGCGAATCGAGCAATCGGCACTACGAGAGAGATGGACGGGTGAGGTTTGGCGATGATGGAATATCTCGCGGCATCGCTCAGTTCCGCAGAGAGACGTTCTACGAGTTCGCCGCAGCCGCAAAAAAGCAGCACAAGTGGCCGTTCAAGAGGCCGCGATGGTTCGACGAACAACAACAGCTTTGGTTGTTGGAATGGGGTTTAGATCACGGGTACGGCAAGCGATGGACATGCTGGAGAAAACTTACAGGGGGTAAAAATGAACGGAATAATTGAGCAACAACTAATCGACGACGACGCTCTGACCGATGAAGTCGCAAAAGCGAATCGCCCATTAACCTCCGATGAGTGCCTGCTGAAACTTGCAAGGTACGGGAAGCCCAGCGTGAGGCGACTCGACAACGGGTTCTGGAGAGCCAGCATTGACATGCTGGTGACGGGCGCTGGCGTCAACTTCAGTGTTGCATCCGGGTTGGATATGGCAACCCCTGCCGACGCACTCAACCAATGCGCAGAGCGAGTGGAAGAGTCTCTGAAGCGGTTGGGGGTCAAGCCTTGAGCGACATCGCAAAACTATGCAGGCGAGCAGGAATCACAAAGGCTGAACTTGCCCGGCGGCTCGGGTTGCGTTCGTCAACCGTCTATCACTGGACAGTTGCGCCACGCTACGCCATCGCGTATCTTGAGTTGGTGATTGAGCTAAACCGATACAGGCCGTGATCGAGCAAGACGATGAAGAGAAAGCCCCGAACGAGATAGAGCTTGCATGTCTGAAACTGATGTGCGAGCGGAGCCATCTTGACTTCACGAGGTACTTCTTCAAGATTCGCCAAAGCATCAAGTTCCGCGTCAATTGGCATCACCACCTCATCGCAGATACCGTTCAAGACGTAATCGACGGGAAAATAAAAAACTGCATCATCAATGTTCCACCGGGTTCCTCAAAGAGCGAGATGGTCGGAGTCAACTTCATTGCGCGCGGGCTTGCATTAAACCCTCGCGCCCGCTTTCTGTATCTCTCATACTCCGATGACTTTGCAATGACCATATCGGGTTATGCGCAGGAAATCATATCAAGCGAAGAGTATCAAGCTCTTTGGCCGATGGAGTCAGCAACCGACGTAAAGGCAAAGAAGCGCTGGAACATAACCATTAAAGGCAAGTCAGCCGGAAGCGTTTATGCCGTTTCGCTTGGTGGGCAAATCACCGGATTCCGTGCCGGGCACATGGCTGACGGTTTTCAGGGATGTTTGATAGTTGACGACCCCCTTAAGATCGAGGACGGATTCAGCCCGACCAAGAGGTTGCGCGCAAATCGACAACTTGTTGCTACGGTAGAGAGCCGCAAAGCCAACCCTGACACGCCAATTATTATCATCATGCAGCGAGTGGCGGAGCAGGACTGCACTGGATTTATCAAAAACGGCGGCATGTCTGGCGATTGGCACTTCGTCAACATCCCGGCAATCATCGACGATGAGTATGTGTCGAAGCTCGACCCCAAGTATCAAGTAATGGTTGACAGTTCGGAGCGCGACGAAAAAGGGCGATTCAGTTACTGGCCTTACAAGGAGCCAATCAAGTCTCTTGTTCAGCGCGAGTCAGGCGGAAAAGCCGAAGGCGATGAGCATGCGATGGGTAGATTCTCTTTCGCATCTCAATACATGCAAAACCCGACTCCGTTGGGTGGTGGTATATTCTTAAGCAAGGACTTCCTGTATTACGACATTCTGCCGCCGCTCAAGTGGCGCAGAATATACGGAGACACAGCCCAAAAGACAGCGGAACGCAATGACTTCTCTGTGTTTCAGTGTTGGGGTTTGGGAATGGACGGCAGGCTGTACCTGATAGACCAGATTCGAGGTAAATGGGAAGCGCCGGAGCTGAAACGAATGGCAATCGCTTTCTGGAACAAGCATAAGGCAGTTGAAACTCTGGAGACAAACAAGCACCTCAGGAAACTCCAAAAGTTCTTTGTCGAGGACAAGAGCAGCGGAACTGGGCTGATACAAGACATTAAATCAACGCCAAACGGCGGCATTCCGATGTTCGGCATACAGCGAAGCTCTGACAAGCTCACAAGAGCAATGGATGGGGTTCCATATATCGAATCCGGCTTTGTGAGCCTACCAAGAGATGCTGAATGGTTGTTGGAGTACATTCAGGAGTTTGAGGCATTCACTGCTGATGACTCTCACAAGCACGATGACCAGATCGACCCGACTTTGGACGCGATAGCCGACAACCTTGGGCAATCTGCAAACAGGGGAATCTTTGATTTTATGAAGGCAGAGGCTGAAAAGGTACGCGCCAAAAGGGAGAGAGCGTGAGCGTGCAGCAAAACATAATTGACCGGGCGTTGAGTGAGCACAACGAAAAGGTTGAAAGAGCAATCCTGATGGCCGTGCTGAACGGGTATCACACGGCAGACATGGCGTGCACCGATGTCAGAATGGCAAACTCCGACGAATTCTCATCCCTAATTCTTGGGAAGGGCGGCGTTTTGATTGAGCGCGTGAGCACAATCCTGCCATTCCCCGTGAGATAGCTTCTTGCAAATCTTTCCCGACAAGGTAGAATCACGCGAAAATCCACATCGGGGCCACTTCCATGTTTAAAATCGGCACGTCAGGTCGTGAACGTAAAGGGGTCAACTTTGACCAGCAGACGATAACAAGCGTGGCGAGAGGTGAATCCACATTCCGTAGCCGCATCGCAGACTCAATCAAATACATTGTTGCCGGAGTAACCCCGTCAACATGGATGTCTCCCCAACAGCCTCTATCCCCAATGGCGGATGGGAAAGATCAGGGAACCATCGGCAGGCAGATGGATTTCAGGGTCGGGCACAACCTAACCACACAACCACGCGCAGACGAGTCCGTCAGTTTCCAGCAATTGAGAGCGCTGGCGGATGGATACGACCTCATGCGCATCATCATCGAGACGCGCAAAGACCAAGTTGAGAAATACAGGTGGGAGTTTGTGCCAAAGAAAAAGGGCGAAAAGCAGGACGCC